TTTCTTACTGGTGGTTTAATTAGTTGTGTTTGACGAGTTGTATTATTAATCGTTGGAGCAACAACAGAAGTATTGCCACCACCTCCACTAGATTTTCCATCTAATGCACGATTCTCAGCAGACTTACTATTCACCAATCCAGCAGCACCCATCGCTGCACCCATTGCTGCAATTTTATCAGTAGGTAATGCAGCAATTGCTTTAATCTTATCGGTGTCTATGGCAGAGAATGCTTTCATTCCTGATGCTAATTTTTCTACACCGATACCTGCCTTCTCAATGTTTGGACCACTCTCACCGAGTTTCATAATCTGATCAACGGCAGATCCACCTGGAGTTACTGCACCGAGTAATCCACTAACTAAGTTACCAACACCAGCAATCGCTGAGCCAGCACCAAATGCAGCCATCGCTCCACTAATTGCGAATAGCCCACCAGCAGTTTGAGCAAGTGAACTACCATCTATCGCTGCTAATCTTTCAATACTAGAAACAACAGCATCAATGATTGCTATAATTGAGTCAGAGATAGCACCAATCACTCCCATAATAACATCACCAACTCCTTTGATTACCTCTGGGATTTTTTCAATAGCAGCAACAAATACATTTTGTATAACATCGGCAACTTTCATTAACACTGGAGCCAATGCTTCCATAAATGGTGCAGCCATTTCAAGTGCTTTACCAATACCCATCATAGCAAGAGTGAATGCAGCAAGTCCGACTAATGTTACTGGATTTGCCAGAAATGATACACCAATAGCAAGCCCACGAAGAAACTTAATAATTGCTTGCCCAGCAGAACCAGCCAAACTTGAAAGTGCTTTACCAATAGATACCAGACCAGTAGCTATGCCTTGCAAGAATCCAGCGATACCCTTTCCTGCCCCAGTCATCAATCCCTGTAAACCAGCACCCAGCGACTTTAATCCCAAACCAAGTCCACCCAACAAACCACCTCCGCCACTATCGCCAGCCTCTGCTTTAGTTGTTGGTGTTCCACCTGGACGAGTATTTTCTTCTATTTTTGTTAGAAGATCTGCCTGCGCACCTTGAACTTTTAGTTGTTCGTTTGCAGCTTCTTGTTGTTCACCAGCAGACGCAAATGCAGCAGTGGGAGTTTTTTCTTCTTGAAGACTTTGTGCTCTTAAATCATATTTGGCGAGTTCACCAGTACTTTGTTCTCTTGATGCAAGAAGTTTTTTACCTTCAGTAGATTTTGCTACTTGTTCATCACTAAAACCAGTGGTTTGTTTAAACTCTGCTATCTTTGTTTCGTTATTTTTAATTTCTTTAGTTGCGGCATATGCACCTTTGAAGTTCTTTGATGCCTCATCTCGAGACATTGAAGGATTAATTGCTTTTTGTGCTTTAATAAACTTTTCTTTTTCGATAGATTTATTAAAAATTCCTAAAGGATTAACTGCTTTCATAGCAGTTGTTTTTAGTGCACCGACACTACCAAACTTATCAGAAAAACCTTTCTTTAAGTCACCTATTCTATCACCAAGTGATCTAAAAGTTTTCATACCTTCTGCTAAACTAGCAATGGCTTTTGCTTCTTCTGCACGAATTTTTGCTTGCTCTTTCATATTGGCAAGCATTTCTTTTTGTGTGACTAATAATTGTTTATCTGTTTCTAAAGTTTCAGCCTCAATTTTTTCTTGACGATCACCATCATCATCAATCTTTTTAGTTTCAACTAAAGTTGCTATTTGAGTGAGTTGTGCTGTTTCAAGTAATTTACGCATAGTAAATAAATGCTCGTTAGCAGTTGCCTGCATATCAAGCATTGCAGCGAAGTTTTTAGGTGATGCTGTTATGACTGCCATCTCTTACCTTTTCTTAGATTCTATTCTTTTCTTTTCTTCTTCTAGATACTCAATCAACATATAAACATACACTTCTCTTTCAAACGGAATCATTTCCTCAAGTTCCGTTAGCGAGTATTTGTGGTACTGCATCAGAGCGAAATTCATTTTATAGTAATTCGCCAATGTTTCATGACAAAGGTTAATTAAAAAAAACTTTGCATGCCCTCCAGCATCTTCCTGTGTTGTTTTTGGCACACAGGGCAAGTGTATTCTATTTCCTTTTTAATTCTTGGCATTGTAGCAAAGAATTGTTGAACCTTAACGAACTGTTCAGAGGTTAGATTGTTTAAAAACTGTAACAACTCTTCATGTTTCTGTTCTTTACCATAGAAAATCTCTTCACCCTGATAGATGTAGTCGATAGAATCTGCAACTACACTAAACACTTTATCTAAGTCATTTGTATCAAGATTTTCTAATCGTTTCATAACATCCATAGTTGGATATTTCATAACGACTCCAACATCACCAAAAAGATTAATCTTGTTGTTATGATTCGGATCTTTTTCTACAATCAATGTAGTTAAATCAATAGAAACTTTAACTCTAGCCTTTTCGTTATCTTCACCATGGTCGATATCACATGGGAATATTAACTCAATAATTTCACCAACAGACTTTGCTCTAATTTGAGTAAACATATACTCAAGATCAAATGTCGCTAGTTTATCAACATCAAGTGTGTCTAGTACACAAGTGTTAATGATTCCCTTTAAAGTTTGAATCATAACACCAATATCTTCACTCTGTTGTGCAATTAGTAGTGCCTTTTCCTCTTTAACAAGGAAAGGTCTAAACTTCACACTCACTCCACTCGAGGGCACGACCATTGTATAGGTCGGTGCACTCATCATCGGTAATGCCATATTATTCTCCTTTAGCCATATTCTTAATTAACTTATTCAACTCAGCAGTGCTACCTACAAAGATAGCATTGTTTGTAACCTGTTTGGCTTTTTCTGCCTTAGATGGTTCATCTAGTTTTTGTTTCTGTTGATGTAAATCTAATAATTGTTGGTTTATATCTGCCAACTGCTTCATTAGATTTCCAACAACTTCAAAAGCACGAGGATGTTCTGACTGCATAGCCACATCCAAAGACTTTTGTAGTGCCTCTTGTCCTTGTTGTAAAAGGATACGAAGATTATTACGAGTTACTTCATAATCATCTTCAATTTTATTATTTGAGTGTGATACAATTACACCATCTTTATCAATCACTTCTGTAGGTGTCATAGTTTTCACTTCAAAAACTTCAGATAACGAGTCATCAATTTTCATTATTTAATCTTTCTTAGCAAACTTTTCTGATGCAGTAAATCCTAGACCAGCTATAACAATATATATCATGGACTCAAATAGTGCTGGTGTTATTTTGTATCCGTGTATGTCAGCAATAAAACCATATACACAAACAATAAATGCTAAGAAAGTTATAACTCTCTTGCTTGAAACAGAGCCATTAACACTATCTGCCAACATACTTTTTAGCCAATTATTCATTAGAATTTTAATAATCCAGGAAGTTTAGTTACACCATATGTAAGAGCAGAACCTGTTAGGAAATTACCTGCCTGAGTACCGATAGTTTTGTTTAATGTTTCTTGGAATCCAGTAAAGTTCTTTGTTAGTTTATCAAACCAACTTGTTGGAACTTTCTCGCCATCTTTTAATGGAGTCACTGCAGTTGCTGTCCAATATTTGTATTGAATAGTTACTGGAAGTTTCATAATCTCTTTTGATGCTTGGTCCAAAGTGATTGAACCAATATTCTTTGGATAGCACTCCCATAGAGTCATTTCATAACGAGTATTATCATTGATATCTTGAACTTCAATAACCATGTTACTAATGTAGTTGTTATAGTAGTTCCAGTTTCTTGTAGTTGGATTTTGAATTTGATCAATCCAACGATCGAATAAATCTTTAACTTTTAGATCGTTGTCAACATAGAAAGTCATGTTTACATTGTCATATAATTTCTCGTATGGGACTTCACGGAATTCACCATATGTTCTATTTTGAATTGTAGAGAAATTAACTCCAGGAAGTTGCACTGTGTCACAGAACAGAAGAACTTTTTGTAATGCTTGTGGATTTACGCCAGATGGAGGAGTAAATAATACAACGAAACGATTTTGTCTTGCCATCGCCCCAGATTTAACCTGAGAGATAAAATCATTTATGCTTCTAGGTTTAGCGTTACCTCTAGCAGTATCTTTTGTTAAAAATGGTAGATTAAGTGCCATTTTAATTTTTCCTAATTATTTTTCTGGAGTCTGCCCAGATTTCTTGTTTAGATGCACCGACAAATCTTTCAACAGGTAACAACATAGCAGTTGCCCAATTACTAGATTCTACTTGTCGGAATTGAGTTCTTACATGCCCAACCAAATACTGTTTTACGCAGGGTTTTGCAGCTGCATACTTAGACATACCATCAATTAGTGCCCATGAATATTTTAATCTGGTGGTTTCATCAAATCTTTGATTACTCGAATAGGTCAATAGATTGTCCAATAGGTTAATTCTTAATGGATATGGTAAATAGTGCATATTCAAACCGATAAATCCATCTGGAGTTTTACGGAAAGGAAATACTAAAGGAAATCTATCATAATACGGTAGTTCTGCTTTAGTCTTTGGATCATATACAAACATGTATAGATGTCCAGGCATTATCTTAGTGACCAACTGATCAGGATTACCATTTAACACTCTTTGTGGAGTGAGTTGTTGCCTAGTCATTATTAAGACTTGTTGTTCAAACCAAGCACGACTCTTTTTAACTGCTGTTTTTAGGTCGTATTGATTCTTTTCAAATACATCGAGTAAGGTTGATTTTTTAGCCATAAGATTATTTAGGTGTCAGACCCAACTCGTGTTCAGTTATAATTTTAAACTCCCAACCACGATCTTTAGCGTAATTAGTTGCAGCTTCCCATTTTGCTTGGTTTTTCATAAATGTTAAAGACTCCATTAGGTATCTTTGTGTTCGTTTTCCAGGATATTCTGGTAGCTGAGTTTGTTTATAGGGTTTAACTTCAACCAGATATGTTTTTCCTGTATTTACTGTTATTTTAAAGTCTACAAAATAACGATGAATGTGATTATCCGTAGGACAACGATAGGGTATAATCGTTTCCTCTGAAGACCATTTAACTACACTGGGGTTTTTATCACACCAAGATGCAAACATAGTTTCCCATGAACTTCTCATTATGATATTGGTTGGATCTCCAGCGTATTTTTCTGGGAATATTGGAGTGTACTTTCTCTTATGGAACATAAATAAGTAATTAGGATAAACTCCGTTTATTTAGGTCAAAAGGTACAAAATGGCTAGTCAAGCAGATATCCGCAGAATCGACAATGCTATCGATTCAGCAGTAACAAATCTCTACACCAAACGAGGTGGTCCACGAGAGTTTGAAAAAAATGGCGAATTAAACAAATATGAAGTAAAAAGCCATTCATATCCAGACGATTTGATGGCTTCCGATAATCGTTATGGTGGAAATTATGTTGTATTTTATATTAACATCGCTGTTGATTCTAAGTTAGCAAAAGAACTTGGGGAAGATCAATTTGTTAAAGAGATACCACCAAGAGATCGTGGAGATTTTGTTGCACAAAATTTAGATAGAACCAAATTGTTTGCAGCAAGTGCTACTCTTAATGCTGGTGGAGCACTACTTGGTAAGGCATTGGGTATTGGTGGTGCTTCTGCTGGTGCAGCTGCATTGGCTACTGTTGGTGCTGGCGCAACTGCTAATTATGCAGCATCTGCAAATCGAGCACAAAAACGATTAAAGACTGCTGTAGCCCTTCATGTTCCAAATCAATTACAAATCCGTTATGGTATGCAATATTCAGAAGAAGATACATTGGCGATGGCCATGGCTTCTACTGGTATTGAAGAGATTTTAAAAGCTACTGCTAGTGGTGGTAAGGTAAAAGATCTTGCTGAACCAGCACAAGCAGCAGTAACAAATCTTATGCTAGCAAAAGGTCCAGGTGCTGCAGCACTATCAGCTGCAACTGGATTGGCAGCAAATCCAAAGAAAGAACAAGTATTTAAAGGTGTAGATTTTAGAACATTTGCTTTTGATTATCAGTTCTTTCCAAGAAGTGCAGCTGAAGCAGAAAATGTGATGCGTATCATTTACGAGTTTAAATATCATATGCATCCAGAGTTTAAAGACTCAAATAATTTTGTTTATATCTACCCTTCTGAATTTGATATTTTTTACTATCAAAATGGGTTGGAAAATAGAAATTTACATCGCCATACATCTTGTGTACTAACAGAAATGAATATCAACTATACTCCAAATGGTAACTTTACTACATATGATAATGGTATGCCTACACAGATTAATGTAACAATGAACTTTAGAGAACTTGCTCTTCTTACCAAAGATAAAGTTAAGGATGGTATGTAATGTACTTCAAAGAATTTCCAGAATTTTTATACGACTTCCGCTACGGAACATATGAAACAAAAACTTCAATTGTAAGAGACATCACACGAAATGTTCGTTTTCGTAAAGAGGTTTTAGACAATATTGCAGTATATGACGAGTATGATATTGTAGATGGAGAAACTCCAGAGATTATCGCAGAAAAGATTTACGGTAATCCAGAATATCATTGGATTATTATGCTAGCAAATCAGCGTTATGATTATCTAACAGACTTCCCATTACCTGAATTAGAATTGGTTGAGGCAGGCAAGGCAGTTTTTAATCCATCATTTACCGCAACAAGTTGGTCATATAGTGG